GGAAGGTTTTGAAGCCTAATCCTGCTGCCATTTATTACTCCTCTAGTATGATAAAACGCTAGTGTCAAGGATACCGTATAGGGAACTTCCTATAATGAATCCATCGATAATAGGTTCTTGTGTGGTTAGGGTTGTTTTCCAAGTATTAGGTGTAATCGCATGAGCGATGCCTTGGACTTGTAGAGTCTTAGTTATTGTAGATCCGCTAGGTTGCAGGTTAGTTATCTGCACTTGGTCAAAGTAGTCAAGGTCAAGAGCTGCTGTGACCCCTGAGTTGTAATTAGCAGTCATGAGGTCAAGAGTCATAGCATCAATGCGAATTGTTGTGTCTTTGTGTGAGGCTACATAAGCCTTGGCTATGTTTAGCGCTTCTGCATCTGTCTCAACAATTAGGTTGGAATACGACAAAGAATGCGTAAAATATGTCGTAATGCTCGTGGCATCACTGGCACTTTGAACACTGCCACCAGTGCGCTGGACTGATACGTTATTGACTACTTGCTTATCATCAAAGGCAAAGGCTACGTTTGCATAGTTTATGCCAGTGCCATCTTGATTGAATATAGTTGGATAAGCAGCAGCTGCCGAAAGGACTTCTGAACGGGACTTGAACACAAGATTGCCAAGCGTGTCCATGTACGCTGCGCCATATTCTGATTGTTCTACGTTCCTGATACTTTGCAGCACTGATCTCACACTGACATCAACGGAACTTGCCTGACAGGTTGAGTTTCCTGTCGCCAAGGTTCTCATGTTTGCAGGCCATGAAACCATGTCAAGAATCTTGCCTAAGCGTGTGCCAGTTGCTTGACCTGCTGTGCCATCTGTAATTGTTGTAACGTTTGACATGTTGAACAAGCGAAAGCCATCAACTGCCGAAATATCAACGTATGCCACGTCTTGACCTATTGGGTAGGTATAACGATAATCTGTTGTATATCCTGAGAATATCCAATAAGTGTTTGAACTAGATGTCTGCGTAGCACTAATGCGTAACTTACGCAAAGGTTGCATTAGCCCATAAATGGGTGACGATAAATTTTGAGGGTCAAAGATTCCTGTAGGATCAAGAACCCTCACAACTGCTGTACCGGCTTCATAAAGGTCTTGGTTGATGTTTCTGCCACGTCTTGTATCTATCTTTATAGTGCTATCGCTGACATCTAAAATATATGCAGAATTATCAGCAAGGACACCTGTACCGCCAAGCTTGCCATAAAGCGGATCATCTAAAGTAAATGGATTACCAAATGTCGGGCCGTTACTAAAGTTTATAGATACGTTGAGGGTTGCTGGCAATGCCATTAGAGAACCCTAACGCCAGACCAACTACCGCCTGAACCGCCTGATTGAGAAGATGTTTCTAAAGATGCACCTAGCATTGTTGCAAGGTCGCGTTCTGTAATGACGTTACCTTGTGGATAGATATTGACTACTGTTGGTAAATTGCTAGCAATGCCACCAGCTTGTCCTTGGTAAGCGCTAGCATATTGTTCGCCTATAGCGCTAGCCATTGGGTTATTTGTCATAGGTGTAGTCACTGGTGCGCTAGGTGGCGATGGTTGTCCTTGAACAGGAATGCCTAGTTTAGCAATCTGCGCTGCTATCTTTTCTAAGTAATCTAACCATTCAGTAAATGGATTCTTGGCTGTAGGTAAGTTCTTCAAATAAATAGATAATTCTTTAGTTTTGCCTTCAACGTTTGCAAGTTCATTAGCAACACGCATGACTTCATCAGCGTTGCCACCAATAAGTGCCATCTGTAGTTCGAGGCGCTTACGATCTTCTTCTGAGACTTTGCCCTTTAGGGCTGCAACAATCTGAATCTGTGCAAGGTCAAAGATGGCTGATGCCTTCTTGACAAGGGCTGAGTCCTTCTGGACTTTCAATAGTTTCTTCTGCTCAGCCGCTATTGCAGCAGCTCTCTTCTTGGCGTTGTTTTCAGCCTTTATTGCTGCTGCTTTATTAGATGCAGTTAGGTCTTGATTAGCAAGAGTGGTACTCATGCCTGATGGCTTTCCCAAGCCCTTGATTTCTTTGATAAGTTCAACAGCTCTTTGTGGTGAGAACCTGCCCAATATATTGCCACCAACGCCTAGAATTGAACCAAGAATGCCAGCGCCGGGAATTGACTTCAATTCATTCTTTAGATACACAATCGAATCAATAAAGTTAGCAGTTGATGCCGCTGCATTCTCAATTGATAGGCCAAGAGTGTCTATTGACTTATCACCTGATAATGATTGCAACGCACCAATAAGAGACTTACCAATTGTTTCAGATGCGTTCTCTGAAGCGATAGCTAGTTTGCCAATTTGTGCCGAATAAGTCGAAGCCGCAATCGTGGCTTGTCCTGCAAAAAGTTGTGTGATTCGCTTTGTAATATCTTCGTAATTAGCACTGGCAAGTTCTGCTTTAGTAAATCCAAGATTGAGTTGTCTCAATGCGCGAGTATTTCCCACAAAGGCTTGACTCAATGCTTGGCTCACCGAAACTACGTCAATTCCGGTCGCAGCGGCTACATCAAGACTTTGATTCAGAATCTCTTGGCTTCTGTTGAGTGAACCTGTGGTCTGCAGAATCTTCACATAAGCAGGTTGTAGTTGGTCACGATTGATGCCAGTAATTCTTTCAAGGGTATTCAAGTACGCATCAGCAGCACCTGATCCATATTGTAATCCTAGGTTTTTTACGCTCTGTGCAAGACGAGCAGTTTCTGCCTGTTGCTCACCAAACGCTTTGACTGCCTTGTTTGAGTATTGAAGTAATGCCCTTGTTCCGAAAGTAACACCAAAGGCATATCCAAGTTTCCTGACATTTTTTGTGAGAGCACTGACTGAACTTTGTGCGGCTTGAAAACCTTTTTTACCAGTAAACTCTGCTGCAATATCAATGACTACGTTACTCATACTGCCCTTCTTAGATCAAACATAGCTGCGCGAGCTTTGAACTTGGCGTTAGTAGTTTCAATAGCTTTGAATATGGCCACTGTTTGCTTGCCTTGATCCTGTTCCCAAGCACGATAAATCAAACGACCACGCATATCTTCATTGGCTTTCTTTACGCCATAAAGTTTGCCATGACGCTGCGTAAAGTTACGACCTGCATCTGGATTAGTTGAGTGTGAATAACTATTACCCCCAGCACCTTTGCCAATCCAAGGTTGCCCATTAGGATTCTTGCGACCTGCTGTTTCATAAATTGCACCAGCAGCTGAACTATTTTTGATGCGAAACAATGAGCGAAACCCACGAGCGTTAGGCTTACTGTATCCGCTACGAGTGACAATGCCAGCCTTGATTGTTTCTGCATTGTAAAGAGGGAATAGTCGTACTCTGCCTTCAGTGTTGAATGTCCGAAATGAAGAGTTGCGACTGGTTATCCTGCGACTTTTTTTAGATTCATCCCAACCATAAAGATTGCCTGGTGGTGATTCCAACACAAAACCGCGAGCGTCTTTTTGAATGACTCGCAATGATGCGTTTATTTCCTTGGTGAGTTCTTTTTGTAAATCAGGTGCATATTTACCGAGAGCTTTACGGAGTTCAATTACGCCCTTTACGCTTACTGGCATCGCTGATCTCCTTTGCTCTGTCTTTGAGTCCGTCCAGCATTGCCTTGAACATTGCCGAATCTAACTCAATCAAATGTTGTGGCGCGATTCCTGTCTCAATGCTCAAACGAGCAACAAGATAGGTGAAGGAATCACGCCCTAGTCCAAAGGGTCGTCATCGAGAACTTCCACTCTCACGAGTGTGTCCACGAAGTCGTCCAATGGTTTTACCGTTTCACCCGAACGTCTAATACATTCCCAAGCAAGCCAATAGACATCAGACTGCTTCTCATCGTCACGAAAGGCTTTATGAAAGCCTTTCTTTGCGTAACGCTCAAAAGCCATCTCAATTGCTGGAGTTACCTGATGCTCAGATACATCTCCACCAACTCTTGTTATCTTTAGTTTTGCCATTGCTTTAGCCCTTTTCTATTAGATTATGATGTTGTAATTGCTACTGTACCGTTGACGTTCCATGTTACAGATTGTGTACCAAGATCGCCCACTGCACCGTTGATGTCTGTCGTCCCATTGACAAGGCATGACATCGTGTATAAAGGATTCGTCGCAGATGTTGCAGCTGATGTCTGCTTGAAAGTAACAGTTGTTGATGCACCCCACGCAGCTTGTAGAGTCGCAAGAGTTTCTGATGCTGCTGTGTCATTGAAGAAATCAATAGTCACAGATGATGCTTCAAGACCCTTGACAAACTTGTGTCCTGAGTCTCCCATTGCTGTAACTTCAAGTTCGTCAAACTGACGGTTGAGTGTCACGCTTGAAACGTGGTCGCTTAGATCGACCGCATTGACGGTGACTACTACGCCATTATTTAGAAATACGGCCATCTTTTATTCCTCATCTTTCTTAGTAGGTTTTGGTGCTGGTTGTGCTGGTGCAGTTTGCCCAATCTTTTCGAGAAAGGCTGCGTTTTCTTTTTCCCAATCGGACATATCTACTCCCATGTTGTAAGAATTGAAACGGACATTGAACAGGTCAAGAGATCGCCTGTTGCAGCATTGAGAACGCTTGGTGCGCTCACATCTCCAACATTATAGACGATAGAAGATGCTGCTAGTTTATTGAACATAGCAACTAGCATCTCTTCAATACCATTGAGGTTACCTTCGTTATCTAGAAGTGGCACGAAGATGTTTAGTAAAAAATTGGCTGTAGGCGCAATCGTGTTGCGACTGTTGTTATTAGGTGTGACATAAGGGTCAGCAGGTGAGACCACGATGCTGTTAGCAATAGGAGTTGCTGGTGGGAAACTAAACACCGACCAGATTGTGTCATCTACTAGAGCTGCCGCGACTGTAGCGCGAAGAGTTGATATTGCTGCGACCATGGTTAGCCAACCATCGAGCGAGGATCTAAGTAAGGTGCAAGTAAGCCACGAACACGAGCCAGCAAAGTGTTTGACATTGTGAACGGGCTAGGGCTAAAGCCATCGACTGACATGCCTTGACCGCTAGGCGCTTGACGCGCTTGCCAGATAGCAATTGTAATCATAAGTGAGGCTTCTTGAATTGCTGGAACTGTTGTGTAATCAGCATAAGTCTCTGCT